TATTTAATGGTCGCAGTGTCTGTGTTACATACCAGGGTTCTGCCCTCAATGCGGTATGTAGTCGTTTCTTTTAATTCCAATACTGATAAGCAATGTGGATCGTTAGGCAAGCTGTAAGCCTTATCAAAACCCCACACTGGGTCTGATGATAGTTGAGCCAATGTTGCTCGTTGAATTGCACAAGACCAGGGGTAAGCTCGTAGGACAGCGTCACGCGCATCTGCATAAACCGCATTGCACACGTTAGCCTCGGTTGACCCATCCGATAATGAGGTGATCGTATTAGCACCTAATAGAGCCATTGCTCGGTTGCAGATTGACACTTCACTAGCCATTTAACGCCTCCATCCACGATTCTTGCGAGGTGTTTGAACACGCAGATTTCGAGTTGAGTTATTGTTCGGGTTGCGGTCCTTATGATCGACATCCATGCCGTCACCTTTCTTGACCTTGCCCTTACTAATTAAAATACTTCTTGCTTTGTTACGAGAAGACCTACGCTTTCGCTGCTCTGGCTTGCTATGGTAATTGTCATACTCTTTACGATAATTCCTAGCCATGTCATCCTCTGTTTAAAAAAAAGGGGCGTATTTCAGCCCCTGGTTGATCACACTAAGCTTAGGACTCGGTGCAAAGAACTTCGACAACACACTCGTCTTGGATGCGTGTTGCGCCAGCTACGAATGACAAGTACACCTGATGGGCATAACTCTTGTCTGGACGTAGGTCGATCTTAGTAGAAACATCTTTACCAATGCCCAAACCCATAGCTCCCTTGGTAAATGCAAAGCACTTACGCTGGGTAGAAGCTAGATTTAAACGCTCTGAGCGCAAGAACTTGAAACCCATAAAGGTGTCAATGTCGCCTTGAACTAAAGCTTTGATAGAGTTGTAATCCGCAGACTTTACTTCTGTGGTGTTCAGCAAGTTAGAAACCTGTTGAGAACCCAACACAAAGAAACGCTCTTCTTCGTCTACTTCGTTGCCATCAAGAATCTCTTTAGTAGAGATTAATTTAGCAAGTGTTAAGCCAGCAGAACCATGCGCGATCTTTTGACCAGCAGGCAATGCCACGTTAGATCCATCACCATCGACAGCGTTACCAGTGGCAGCAGCAATGATTAAATCATCGAATGCACGAGCCATGCTGTTTGCGCCAGACTTGGCATAGTTGCTTTCTGGGCTGATCAACATACGAACCTTGTCTTCATCATCGATGAGGTCGGCCCAGTGATAGTCAGTCATTGTCGCAGTTCTACGAGAGTGCGGTACTTCAAGCACTGGCGTATTCGTGTGACGGCTAGATTTAACGACAGCAGCGACATTACCAAGACGTTCAAAATTGAACTTCTCGCCTGTTACTGACTGTTCTGTTACTGATGAACGTAGGCGTGAGCCTTTCTGCGCTGCTAAGTGAATTAAATTGTCTTGAAACTGTTGTACGAACGCTTTTGCGATTGTATTAGCCATGAGGGTATCTCCGAATTGGCAATTGAAATTGGCGTTTTGAGCTACCCTTTTACGGACTCTTAACTGGCAATAACGCTTGCGTTAACGAGATATGAGATACGGCTCATCTAACCGCAGGACTAAGAATTAGCTACCCTGTGATTAGATGTTCTTACTTTCCTATGCGGTTATTAGAATTAACCTTCTTCTGGAAATGCTTGTAGATATAGATTACTCATTTCCTTTACCTTGGCTAAATGCTGTGGGTCACCAACTATGTTGTATGGGCTGGCTTTGTTGTTACGCATTTCGGTAATTCGATCTAAGGCTTCACTAGGCGACAAGGTAAAACGTGTACTTGATTCAATGCCTGCTGACTGCTCTTCAGTTAGTGTGGCCCCTATGCCAGCCATCAAACGAATCATGCCAGGGTTGTTGGCTAATCCGCTGTCTAACAGGAACTGCTGGGTTTCAGAGTCGGCATAAGCCATAACAGCATTCTTAGCCTGAGCCAACTTAGTGTCGTAAGCGTGACCCCATTCCTTTTTAAGCAGATCATTGGCAGCTTGCATCTCAGCATCGCTGTCCTCATCATCCTGTTTAGATTGGCCTTGGGTGTTTTCTTGCCATGCCTTAACTTGTGCATTAGACAAGCCATTGTCGTGTGCCCACTCTAGGAAATCAGGGTCAGCACCTTCAACCTGGTAGCCGTCCTTGTTATCTGGACGACCAAGACGAGAATACATAGCGTCACGGGCTTCAGATTCATCGCTAGGAAGGTTTAATAAGCTAGGAACCTTATCGGTTAGCTTGGCATTAAAGGCTGTCCAATCGTCAGTAGACGCATCCTCACCAGGTATCCGTATTGAGCCGCCAGCATATTGCTGTGCATCAAGGTAAGACTTAGCCAAAGTATTTAAGTCAGGGATCTGTGATAGTGATTCATTACCTCGGTACTCATCAGATAACCCAGAATGCCAGGACTCTGTTGTTGCTTCTTCACTCATGTTTCTTCTCCACTATGTTTGCAATTTCTAAGTATATGTATCGCTGCCCCTCTCTAAAGGCAGTTTCGTAAGGGCATTTGGTAAACGACTTCCGATCACCATAGGCCACTTTCATATTGGCAAGTATTCTCTCGCCTGTTTTGCTGCTAAATAATTCTCTAACGTCTTTACTGAACTGGTCCATTAACTGTCTGCTCCAAATCCGCTACCTGTTGTGCCCCTGCAAGCTCCTGCTGACCTTGCTCCATTTCAGCCTGTGCCTGCTGTTGCTGCTGTCGTGCTTGGCGTAACTCCACTACTTGCTCATCGCCTAACAACATATCTGCTGGCGCACCTAATCGGTCTGAGATAGTACGAGCGGCCTTATCAACATTAACGATGTCCAATACTTCTGGATTCACTTGAGCTAATTGCATAATGCCGTCAACTGCACGTTGGATACTGGTCACTTCTTCCATTTTCTGACTACGAGCCAATGGTCCAACGTATTCAATGTCAAGGTCAGAACCCTGCGATTGCAGCACATCTGGCATTTCTGGCAGCGCATTACCACGCAACATCGAATAAAACGCACGTTCAACAATAGGGTTAAGAAACTCTGACTGTAGGCGACCAAGGGTTGGCCCTAACAGGCGTTGCATCAACTCATAGCGAACTTGAACCTCAGTGGCGGTCATCTGTGGCCCTTCGTTTAACTCAAGCTGATCAGAAAAGAAGATACGCCTTACTGAACCACGCACATCACCAAGCATAAGCTGGTCAGCATTCCAGTTAGTGGCGTTAACGATAGGCTCTAGGTTGTTCATATCCCGAACATACGTTACTGTGCTTGGACGCATATCGATCTTACCCAAGATTCCGTTCTGCATAGCCTTTAGCGGTGGATCAATAGACTTCTCCCAGGCTTTCATAGCAAGCTTACGAGCAGAGTTGAGAGTCTTGATGTCAGCCCGTGCTACACAACCAGGTCCAAATCCGTAGATGTCACCTGTAGTTTTAGCCCAGCGAGGGACCATGAATGGCAACTCATAATAGCCGCTTTCTTTACAAATCTTTTTGTCAGCCACGCTAATAAAATAGCAGGCAAAGGGCCGTTGGTGAGGAGGTGCAACCATCGCTGGCTCGCCCTTTAACTCACGCGGAAACACAGCTTGCACATACTCAAAAACCTTGTCAGGATCTGCTTCCAAAGCTTTAAGCGTCTTCTCGCCAGCGTCATCACCAAACTTTTGGTACGCTTGCCTGGCAGTTAGTTTTAATTTACGAAAGACAGTATCAATACGTCCATCTTCACTCTCGGCAATAACCACTTCAGCAAGGTGGCAGGCTCTAAAGTTAAAGCCATCAAACTGTGCGTCTTTAGTCTTTACATCAAACTGTAATGCAGATGTACCAAAGCCAACCAGGTCTTGGTAACACTCGGCAACCTCTGTGCTGAAATTGCACTTGCCTAGTTCTTGAAACATACTTTTACTGCACTTCTCTAGCCAATCTTTAGCGTCTTTGTCTTCGTTAAGCTCGTCTTCACGGAAGCGTAGGCCAAACCACTTCGTTGAGGGGCTTGTAAGTGACCCGTGCAGAGAGGCTGATAGTATCTGTAACGCATGGATGCCTGTAGAGTCATACACCTCAGCAGCGCGTTTAGTGCCTCTAGTAGCTGTTGTAATAAAGTCAACCTTGCCTGGCATTAGGTAAGTTGCTAACTCTTCCCACATCGTATCCCAGTTAGTGCGATCTGATCTTAGTCGGTCATAGCGTTTTAGTAATGCTATAGGTGACACAGTTGGCTCTACTTGCTTGCCCTTTTCATACGCTTCCATTAGCTAATACTCATTAGATTTGTTCGTTTTGTATCTGCTTCGCCAAGTAGCCCAGCAAACTTTGTATTGGTTCTATTCATACGCATCAACATCAACCTACGCTTGTGTAACGCCCTTAACTTCACAGGATCAGTCTCAGTCTTAATCTGATTGTCGATGTTTGACAGTTCTTTGGCTGCATCAGGACCAGACTGAGAACGCTGCTTTAACGAGCCTAGTTCTGAAGTGGTTCTTTCACCATCACCTCTTTTTGTATAAGTAGCCACGCCATTAACAAATGTTTTAGTAACATTATCACCAAGTTGAAACCCTAAAATGTTTGGCTTGTAGTCCTGCACTGTGCTGGTTACTGATTTTCCTGTACCAATGTCATACGAGCTTTTAGTCGTAGTCATTTCATCAAAAAAACCAGACTTTTCAGAAGTAACTGTCGGGTCAATACCAGAACGCCTTAACGACTGAAGTGTGTACTTAGCTCTATCTTGATCTGCCTCACTAATAACACGATCACCTGAGTACATCTTTTTACTGCCAATCGACTTTTGTTCTGCGGCAAGCTCTGCTTGAGTTGCGCCTCCTGCTCTCCTGGCTTTGTAATATGCTTGGTTATAACTGACTTCATCATTGCGATACTTGTCACCGCGAATTAACGAGTCTTTGCCCACCAAAGCTTCCTGGTCGTAGGAATCTTTATTAAAGTTAGGTCTAACCAGTGGGTTGGCTTGTAAATTTTGTAGTAACTCTAATTGACCAGCTTGAGCTTCCGCGACAGTGCCAGCCAACGGAATGACACCTTGCTCTAATGGGCCAAACTGAGGTCTTGCTGGCAAATTGGTAGGCTCAACGCTCAATAAAGGCTTGGCCTGTTTAAGTGGTGATGATGCTGCGCTCATGGCTCCATTGCCTTGGCTATAACTGGGAACAGAACCATTATCCGCTGACTTAGATTGTGTACTAGCTGGGCTTACTTTTAATGGATTAGTAGAATTTAGACTAGCCATCATATTAGTTCCAGTGGCCCCTAAAATAGAATTATTGACTCCATAGCCAGAAGTTTCTTTACCCATTGTTGTTTTAATTTTAGGTGTGGATTTAGCGGCAAAAGCAGTGTCAATCTGAGCATTTTCCGCAGCCGATATAGGCATAGGGGAGTTAGCTATTTTAGCTGATGGTGCAGCAGAGGTTTTAGCAGTAGACACTATAGACACTGCTGGCCTAGTTCTGGCTGGCTGCGCGTATTGTTTTGCAACCTCACTAGGCAAGTTAGCCCGTTGGTTGTTGTTCTGATTAGGTTGTTTAGCTTTAGGTGTGGCCTTAGCTGCCGTTGCTCGTCTAGCCTTTTGCTTGTTATTTCTTGCCCTAACAGGTGAACTGTTTCCTCCCCTGCCTGCCGCTCTCTTCTCAGAACCCGATGGGCTACTTCTTGTCTTCTGTGTCCACGCCATTGCGGCTACCTTAATTTATGCATAACTTTAATATTAATACCTTGACTCAGATGTATGCGGTTATTAGATTGAACTAACAACTGTTGGCATAGTCGATTGAGGTTCATTCCAACCTACGGCAAAGTAACGCCAGGCATCAGCACCATGACTAGAGAAATCGTGAACAGGTCGTGACTTATAGACCTGGTTAATCTCGTCATACTCTTTGTGATAAGTAGCTAGGCAATCAAGTCCTAGCCGACACTTTTGCTCATCAAACCAGCAGCGGTTAAACAATGATCGTGCAGCTTGTATGCCATCCATGATCGGAATGTTCTTTACCACATTAAAGTGCAAGCCCATCTCCCCAGCCTGCTCTAACCTAGACCGACCTGTGCCTAGCTCTCTTACCCTGATGTCGTGTGGACCCCAATGCTCGTCATAGATGTATGGCTTTTCACGCAGTAACTTGACATAGAATGCCAGCCCCTCTCCAGAATGCTCTTCGTAATCGATAACGCGGATCTCTTTGCCTACCGATTGGGTAAACCATATGGACGTTGAGTCTGCCACTCCTAGATCCCACCATGTCTGAACAGGCACAGCTTGCTCCCACGGGACGTTTGTAATGCGGCCCTCAGTCTTGGCTTGCCTCATTTGCTCGGCATAGTAAGCGCCCTTGTGAGCGGTCATGCACTGTCCCATCCAAATGTGTTGATATAGGTCAGGGTCAGTCTCTTGAAGGTGTAGTCGTTCCTTGTTTAGCTCAGTTGGGAACCAGGGGTTGTCGCTCCAATTGCACTCAACCACGATTGAATCGGGCGGTGGTGATATAACAAACCTCTGATATGTGTCATCGTGCTGGCGCATAGGGTTAAAACTGACCCAAATCTCTGACCCTTCTTTACGGATCGTTGGAATAAGAGTTTCCCAAGATCCACGGGTTATGCCCTCAGCCTCCTCGCACCATACGCGATCAATACCTTCCATAGACTTAATCTTGTTGACGTTGGACCGCAAACCCTCAAATATAAAGCGTGAACCATTCTTGCCTAGTATCTGAGTTTTTTGAACTTCAAAGAAATCATCCATGCCTAGACGGGTGATAGTATCTGCAAGCAATTGAAGGACTGAGTCAGCTACTGAGCGTTGAATCTCACGGGCACATAGTATCCTGGTCTTTTTTGAGTATGATTCTATGATTAGAAGTTGAGCTATGGCCCATGACTTGCCACTACCCCTTCCACCATGCGCTATGCGGTATCGATGTTTTTGAGTTGCAAAGGCTTTGAACACTGATGGTAGTTCAGTCTCAATCAAGGGGCACATCCCTAAAGCCGACCATAACGTCTTGGACCACATCAAGCTCCATCTCACCTGACACTTCA